TGAAACAACCGACGTCGCCGCTGCCGCTTATAACCTCTGCGCCGCCCTCGACGTCCCCATGCTTTTCTGGGGAGCAAATCACTATGCCGCCGACGCCCGCCTCCCCAATGCATCATGTTGGATTTGTTGGGACAAGCAGGAAGCCAACAATCACGTCGACCAAGCGGACTGCGAGTTTGCCTGGACCAATTTCAAAGGACCAGCCCGAATCTTTCACCATCTCTGGTCCGGCTTCCGTCGCGACTCAGAAAAAGGTGAGCGTCGCGTGCACCCAACACAGAAGCCCGTTGCTCTCCTTATCGAGATCCTCGACTTCTTCAAAGCTGGCAAACTCATCGTCGATTTGTTCGGCGGCTCCGGCTCAACTCTGATCGCTTGCGAAAAGAGCGACCGCACCGCGTCCCTCATGGAACTCGACCCACGATTCTGCGATGTGATCGTCGCCAGGTGGGAGCAGGTGACAGGCAAGAAAGCAACCTTATGGCAGGACGACGCCCAACTCCAACAGCAACCAAAATCCTGAACGGAAATCCCGGCAAACGGCCCATCAATAAGTCCGAGCCGAAGTTCAGCGGCATCCCGACCTGCCCGAAGCATCTCGACAAAGCAGCGAAGGCCGAATGGAAACGCGTCGCAGCCGAACTCACAGCCGCTGGCCTCCTGACTACCGTCGACCGCGCCGCCCTCGCCGCCTATTGCTCTGCATGGTCCCGATGGATCGGCGCTGAAACCAACATTCAGAAGTTCGGCACCGTCATCAAATCGCCGAAGTCCGGCTTTCCGATCCAGAACCCTTACGTCGGCGTGGCCAACACCGCCCTCGATCAGATGAGGAAGTTCGCCGTCGAGTTCGGCATGACGCCGTCGTCACGCTCACGCATCCATGTCGCTGGCGAAAACAGCGATCCAACAGCCGCATTTGAGGCATACATGCAGGGCATCGGCGCTATGGACGAGATGACAGAAGATGGGAACACCGAGACCGAGCTTTGCAGCACGAGCGACTCAATACGCTCATAACGTTGTAGACGGTAAGGTCCTGGCGTCAAAATGGATTCGCCTCGCATGTCGCCGCCATCTGTCTGATCTTGACCGCACGGACTCCCGCTGGCATTACGACGCAGAGAAAGTCGAAAAGGTCTGTCGATTCATCGAGACCCTTAAGTTAGACGCGGACAGATATTTCAGACTTCAGGACTTCCAGGTATGGATCGTTGCAAGCCTGATGGGCTGGGTCGATGCCGAAGGGCTCCGTAAGCACGTCGAAGCTCTGATCCTGATACCAAAGGGTAACGGCAAGTCACCATTGGCAGCGGCGCTCGGTCTGTGGTTTGCATTCTTCGACGGGAAACGCAAGTCGGAAGTCTACTGCGGCGCAACCAGCCTTTCCCAGGCACTTGAAGTATTCAAGCCCGCTCGCGAGTTTGTAGAGTCGCAACCGCTATTCACCCGGCTCGGGGTCACCGCCCAAAAGAAGTCGATCTATTCGACCAAGGGCGACATGTTTGTGCCTGTGATCGGGCGTGGCAAGCATGGACCGAAGCCGTACCTAGCGATTCTCGATGAATTGCATCAGGCAATTTCTCCGGACCTCTATGACACGTTCAAAACAGGCTGCAACAAAGTAGTCAACAGCCTGCTCCTGACCGTATCGACAGCCGGTGATATAGCGGAGAACAATCCCTGCTATCAGCTACAGCAGCAAGCGCAGAAGATGCTTGAAAAGTCGCTGGAAAATGAGCGACTTTTCGCAGCGATATTCTGTGCCGATGACTCTGTAGAGTGGTCGTCTCCCGAAGCCCTGCAAATGGCCAATCCGAACCTCGGCATCTCGAATGATGCAGAGAAGATTCTCCTCGCGCAACAGGAAGCTACACGAAACCCCGCGAAGCAAGGTGTCTTCAAGGCCATGCACTTGGACATCTGGTCAAACACCAAATCTGCGTGGATGAATATGCAGGCATGGGCGAAGTGCGCGGACCCGGAACTCACCCGCGACTCTGTTAAAGATTTGCCTTGTTGGTCAGGTTCAGACCTCGCCAGCACACTCGATCTTGCGGCGACCGTTCTGCTATTCCGAAAAGAAGCTGAAAAGCCGCATTACTACGCATTCTGTCGCGCTTATCATCCCGAGGACCGCGTCAACGCTCCCGAGAATCAGCATTACCAGAAGTGGTCGAAGCAAGGCCATCTGAACGCGTCCCCAGGCAACAGCATCGACTACGCGTCCATCGAGGCCGACGCACTGGTGGATATCGCAACGTACAAGGTTCAGGAACTGGCTTACGACCGGCGTTACGCCGATCAATGGAGCCAGCGCGTCAGCGAGATTTCAGGCATCACCCGCGTAGAGACACCACCCAACCCGGCGACGCTCTCACCGGCGATGAAGGAGCTCGAAGCGGCTGTCGCCGACGGTCGGTTCCATCATGACGGAGATCCGGTGCTGACGTGGTGCATGAGCAATGTGCTCACCCGCGAGACTGCTGCTGGTAACTACACCATGCCGGAGAAAGATTCACCCGAAAACAAGATCGATGCTGCGATGGCGCTATTCATCGCAATGGCTCGGGCGAAGCTTCACACAGAACCCGAACTGAAAGCCTCAGATTTATTCGTATTCATCTAAAAATGCCCATCTTCCAAACCAACATCACGACCCTCGGCCTTCAAACACCCGAGAAGCGCAGCGGTATGTTCGGCGATCCGACCACACCGATGACCGCCGTGGCTGTCTGGAATGAGATGGGAGGCGGACCCACAGCCTCCGGTGAGATCGTCACCGAGCGCACGGCGATGGCCATCTCCACCGTCTACACCGCTGTGACGACGCTGGCGGAGGCGGTGGCCTCTCTGCCATGCAAACTAACGCGACGTGTGGCCAAAGGTCGCCAGGATGCGGTCGACAACTATCTCTATGACCTGCTGGCCTACAATCCCAACCCCGAGATGACCGCTTTCACCTTCTGGTCAACGATGGTGGGATGCTCCGCGCTTACGGGCTCCGGCTACGCCGAGATCAGGCGCGACTCAGACGGCAGCGTTAACGGCCTATGGCCGCTGCACCCACTGAAGACTGAACCGATACGACAGTCGGATGGGACACTCGCATTCCGCACTCACGACGGGATGAAGAGCGGAAACTACCGCATCATCGCCAGCAAAGACATGCTCCACTTCCCGCTATTTTCGATGGATGGGATTAGAGGAGTCGGCCCCGTCACCGCAGCCAGGGAATCTTTCGCTCTCGCGCAGGCCGCAACGAAATTTGGGGCCACATGGTTCGGCAATGGTGCCCATGTGCCCTCGGTCCTCATTAATAAAGGACCGAAGCCGGACCCTAAGGTTCAGCGCGAATTCCGCGAGTCATTTCACGAAGCCTATGGCGGAGCCAACCACAACAAGCAAGCCATTCTGTTCGGCGACTGGTCTGTGGAGACAATCGGCCTGTCTCCCGATGACAGTCAGTTCCTCGCCACACGAAACTTCCAGCGGGCAGACATCGCCGCAATGTTTCATCTCGCTCCGCATCAGGTGGGCGACACCAGCCGACTCAGCAACGCTAATCACGTTCAGGCACAACTCAGCTTCGTTACTGACTGCCTCCGCCCGATCCTCTCTCGCATCGAATCCGAGTTAAAGCGCAAGCTGTTTGCAAAAGTTGCAAATCTGTTTGTCTCTTTCGACCTCAGCGAACGCCTTCGCGGTGACACACAGACGCAGATGCAGAGCTATGCGCTCGGTCGTCAGTGGGGCTTCCTCAGCGTCAACGATATTCGCGAAGACCTGGGCCTTAATCCCATCGGCCCCGAAGGTGACACGTATCTGTACCCGACCAACATGGGCGATGCGGTCCAGCTTCTCAACGACAAAAACCTCACCCCGATTACCCAGGAGCCGACCAACGCCCCTACCGACGATCCCCAGAACCCAGCTCCGCGAAAGAAGAAGAAATGAAAATTGAACGCAGGTTTCTTACGCAGGAGTTTCGCGTCAGCGCCGAAACAGAGACGCCGACCATCGCCGGATACGCTTCAGTGTTCGATGTTGCTTACGACGCTGGGTATTGGATGGAGTCTGTTGACTCTCACGCGTTCGACAATGTCATAGCGACTCAGCCTGACTGCCGCGCACTATGGAATCACAACCCCGACCATGTGCTCGGTCGCACCACCGCGAACACTCTGAAGCTGAGCATCGATACTCGCGGTCTTGCATACGTCATTGACCCACCTGACACTCAAGTCGCTCGTGACCTTATGGTCTCGATGCGCCGGAAGGATGTCACTCAGTCATCGTTCGGCTTCATCGTCAAGCGCGACCAGTGGACCGACAATGCAGACGGCACTCTATCCCGTCGCATCCTTGAGATCGATACGCTCTGGGACGTGTCGCCGGTTACTTATCCTGCCAACCCTGCCGCCGACTCTCAGGTGCGCAGTCTCCCCGACTCGATGCCTTCTGAGTTCCGCTCCCGGTTCCAGACCGCTGAGAATCGCGCACTGACTGAAAACTGCACCTGCACATGCTCCCAATGCATGGCCGGGTCGTGCGGTATCTGCTCCAGCGATCCTCTGTGCGACGGCGCTGAACGTCTCTTCCAACGCTCTGCCGACTCATGGCACGACGACACTATGATCCGCCTCCGCATCGCCGAGGCCGAATAACCACAAGTTTTAGTAGCACCCGGAATACCGCGAGGTGTCCGGTAATTCACCCTCCGGCACCACCTCAAAGGAACAAAATAATGAACCTACGCGAGACCATCGAGAAGCGTAATCGCCTTCTCGTCGAAGCCCGTCAGCTTATGTCTGCTGGCGAAGTATCCACCGAAACCCGCACCAAAGTCGACGCATTGTTGGTCGAAGCAAACACGCTGAAGTCCGACATCGAGCGTCTGGAAGCATCCGCAGAGTCGGAAGAGCGCAGCCTGCCCACCAACCGTCCTCCGCGTGAAGGCTTCGAGTCCAGCGATGCGGACAATCGTTCGCAGGAAGACCGCAACCGCGCAACCAACGTCGCCCTTCGCGCTTTCCTTAAGGGCGAGCGCTTCGAGCAGCGCGATCTCACCGTTGCTGCTGACGGCGGAGTCATGATTCCGGTCGCCGCTCTGCCGCCCGTCGTGGCCCAGCGCAGCGCCGGTTCCATCTACGACATCGTCGGCAAGATGCGCACCAACACCGGCGAGGATGTGCGTGTGCCCCTCTGGGACGACACCGGCAATGGTCTGGTCCTCGACTCCGCTGCCATCGGCAACGGTACTGACCCCAGCGTGACCGGCGTCACCGTCAAGACCGACGGTCTGCGCACCGGCGATCCTCTCCTGCTTGACAACAAGCTGGTTAACGACCTGTCCTATGACATCGTCAGCTACGTCAATCAGTCCCTGACCGACCGCTACATGCGCGGCGTCTCGCAGTACATCAACGCGGGCAACTCCTCCAACTTCACCGGCCTCACCGGAAACATCCCCACACCGGTTACCACTGCCGCAGCGGGTGTCATCGCCTACGACGATCTCAACGCACTGGTTGCGGCCCTCGACCCTGCCTACGCTTCGAACGCGGTGTTCAGCTTCTCATCGCTGACTCTCGCAAAGGTCCGTGGCATCAAGGACGGACAGCAGCGCCCGATCTTCCTGGAGTTCACCGATGGTGCAATCTCCGGCTTCGCTGGTTCGCTGTTTGGCTTCCCCGTGAAGATCAACCAGTTCGCTCCGACCGTTGCGACGGGGCACGTGCCCGTGATTTTCGGTGACCACCAGAAGGGCTACCTGCTTCGCGAGGTCAACCCCGGCCTGGTCATCAAGCAGTCGGCGCAGCGCTGGATCGAGCTTAACCGTCTCGGTGTCATTGGATTCGCCCGCGCAGGCGGCGCTCCGACGCTGGCCAACTCCACCACCTACAGCCCGCTGGTCGGCCTCGCAATCGACTAACGAAGAGTCCCCGGAGACCAATCCTCTCCGGGGACGCCTTTCAAATGGGGAAGTACGCCTAATGGTAAGGGCAGCCCTGTGACCCTGGGTGCGGGTCCGGTTCGATTCCGGAACTCTGGGTGGTGACCCCACGCGTGTGAGTTCGATTCTCATTTTCTCCACCAAAACTTCCAGCAACACTCCCCAGAGTTAAACAATGCCCCTGTCCTATCGCGAAACCAGTCAGCCCGCCGCCGAGCCGATCACGCTCATTCAGGCGAAACAGCACCTCCGGGTTGATTTTTCCGAGGATGATGACTACATCACGGCTCT